ATGGCGTCGCAGGCGTGGGCGTCGGAGACGGCCTTGACGCTTCGCCGGGCCCCTCCGGGACGCATGTATCCTCGGCGACATCGACGAACACGACTACCGACCCGGGCACTTCATCCGGGGCGACGTCGACCCCCCAGTGACGTCGAATCCGGCGTGGCGGTACCCTTCGCCGGCACCTCCGGTGCCGCAGAACAGGTCGAGAACAAGTGGGCGCATCACAGGTCCGCACCCTGGAGGTCAGCACCCTGGAGGTTCGCACCCTGGAGGTTCGCACCCTGGAGGTCCGCGCCCCGGAGGTTCGCACCCTGGAGGTTCGCACCCTGGAGGTACGCATCCTGGAGGTACGCATCCTGGAGGTTCGCACCCTGGAGGTACGCATCCTGGAGGTACGCATCCTGGAGGTTCGCACCCTGGAGGTACGCGCACCGGAGGTACGCACCCTGGAGGTTCGCGCACCGGAGGTCAGCACCCTGGAGGTTCGCACCCTGGAGGTACGCATCCTGGAGGTTCGCACCCTGGAGGTACGCGCACCGGAGGTTCGCATCCTGGAGGTTCGCACCACGGAGGTACGCATCCTGGAGGTTCGCACCACGGAGGTTCGCATCCTGGAGGTTCGCGCCCCGCCCGTGCTCGCGCACGAGGCGCTCACCGTCGACGAGCGCGACCGATGCCACTACCCCACCGATCCGGAGTTTGCCCTGGGGGATGTCTCGTCCCACGACATCCTCCTCGCGGTAGGCGACGAGTAGCAGCGTCCGGGCCGGGATGCCACCGGATGCCATGCCCTGCCAGCTAGTGGCGACACATAGGCCGTCGCCAGGTTTGTTTGGGCAGGCGCTCTCGTTCCCCGAGTCAAGGTTGTCGTTCGACACGTTCAACCCGCCAGGCAGCGCCCAACGGAACCCGTGGGTTGTCGTCAGGTCCGGGTGGACGGACTTGATACCCCACGAGTCGAAACCCTCAGGCAGGGTAGCGCCGGTCGTCTCGACGATGACGGGCAGTAGGTCGCGGTATTCGGTCATGAGTGTGGTCCTCCTGGTCTTCCCGGTTTGTGTGCTATGATCGTAGCACACGATTGGTGTTGGTGGGAACCCCCTACACGCGGAACATCCTGACACGCTAACCCATCATGTGCTGTACTCGTGGCACAACACGTCGACGACCGGAGGAACAGGTGAGCATGAGCAAAGGCGCCGTGGCGCTCACGATCGGCGCCGGCGCCCTCCTCGCCCTATCCATGTGCAGCGCACCCGAGACAAGCCTCCTCGCGCTCCCAGGAGGGCCCGTCGCGGCATCCGGAACTGGTGGCGTGTCCGTCATATCGTCCGGCGCCCCCGTCGTACCGTTCTCCGGCCCGTACACGGTCACCAGCGACTACGGCGCACGATGGGGCGGAGCTCATGGCGGGATCGACCTGTCATCCGCCGGGACACCCGCGATCCTCGCCGCGCTGCCAGGCGCGGTGACGTTCGCTGGCGCGGCCGGGAACGCTGGGAACATGGTCCAGATCGACCACGGCGGCGGGACCGTCACCAAGTCGATGCACTTGTCCAGGATCGACGTCGCCACTGGCGAACCGGTGTGGGCGGGGAAGCAAATCGGTTTGCAGGGGAACACTGGCGACTCATACGGTGCCCATCTGCATTTCCAGGTCGAGCAGGGTGGGGCGACCGTCGAACCGCGGGAGTTCATGAAAGCCCGCGGGGTCGTCATCCCAGCAGAAGGCGGCACTGGCACCGGCCCGGCGCCCGCGACGGCTCCACCGTCGACGGACGTGGTCATGGCTGACGGTGCCGCAGCGGCGGCACGGCTGAAAGCCGGGTCGGTAGGGGCGGAGTTCGTCCCGTGGGTCGTCCGCGCGGGCGCGATGTGCCCCGCGTCCCCAGCGCCGCTGATCGCTGCACAGATCGAGGCCGAGTCCGGCTGGAACCGGTACGCCACGTCGGGTGTCGGCGCCCACGGTTTGTCGCAGTTCATGCCGGGCACGTGGGCCGCGTACGGCCGCGACGACGACGGGAACGGCATGGTCGACCCGACCGATATCGGCGACGCTGTGATGGCGCAGGCGCGCTATAACTGCGCGATCGCGGAGCTTGTGAAGGATGTCCCAGGTGATGCGACGGCGCTGATGCTCGCGTCGTATAACGCTGGCCCTGGCGCGGTACTCGCCCATCGGGGCGTCCCGCCGTATCCGGAGACGCAGGCGTATGTGGTGAAGATCAAGGCGGGCGCGGTAAAATACACGGCGTGACATGCGTGAAGGGGAGCGGCTGCCAGGTCTTGGATGCCGCTCCCCTTCACGTTAGGCCCCCTCAGGCCGCAGTGCTCAGATCGTATCACACGGGATGGGTTCTGCGGTGTCGGCGGCGGCCGCTACCTTACCAACTTCCGACTCGGGGAGGATCTCGTTTCCCAAAGCTGTTGGTGGAGACCTTCCGCGGCGAGGACGTGCAGCGCCCACAAGTGCCGGGACTTATGTCGGGGGCCGGTCGGGATGGTCCATCCGCACCAACACACCCACCCACTGTCGGGGTCGAATGTTGGGAAGTGCCCGCTGAGTTGTTCTGGTGTCATCCTGTGGCGCCTTGTCAGAACGGGGGGCTGTCGTCGTTGGTGCCCCGCGGGTAACCCGCCCCCTGCGGCGGGACCGCCCACGGGTCGCTGGTGGGCGCCTGCGGCTGTCGCCGCTGCTGCGGCGCGCCACGGGTTGTCTTCCTGACATTCGCTGACGCGTACCGCAGCGACGGCCCGACCTCGTCAACTTCCAACTCGATTACGGTCCGTTTCTGCCCATCCTTCTCGTAGGAGCGCTGCTTCAACCGGCCGGTAACGACGACGCGGGTCCCGCGGGTCAACGACTCGGCAACGTTCTCGGCCGCGTCACGCCAGATCGAGCAGCGCATGAACAGGGTTTCTCCGTCTCTCCATTCGCTGCTGGCCTTGTCAAACATGCGGGGTGTCGACGCGACCGTGAAGTCCGCGACCGCCGCACCCGACTGGGTGAACCGCAGTTCCGGGTCCGCGGTGAGGTTCCCGACCAGAGTGATGAGTGTTTCGTTCGCCATGCGTGTGTTTCCTTTCGTCGGTCCGTGGCCTTGGACGGTCACGGGTTCTGGTAGTCCTCAATCCGGGACAGGTGTCCACGGAAGTTCAGTTCGGTTTTCGCGAGCGGCCCGTGCCGGTTCTTACCTGTCAAGAATTGGATCGTGGATCCCATGTCGGGGCCTGTCGGGTCGCGGTGCAGGAGGGTAACGACGTCAGCGTCCTGCTCGATACTTCCTGACTCGCGCAAGTCGGACATGACCGGTTCTTTCGTGGCTCTCTGCTCGGGGCCACGGTTCAGCTGGGACAGGACGACGACTGGTACGTGGAGTTCTTTCGCGAGGATTTTGAACCCGCGCGATACCGCGTCAACCTGGACGCGGCGGTCGTTGCCTGGCGTGTTCCGTGGCGGCCGGACCAGTCCGAGATAGTCGACGATGACGATCCCGACTTTTGTGCGGCGCTGCGTGGCCCGGACTTTCGCGCGGATTTGCGCGACGGAAATGTCGGCCCGTTCGTCGATGATCAGCGGCAACCGGCTGATGTTCCCGGCCGCCGCCGATAGGCGTTGATAGTCGGTTGGGGTGAGGGTGCGGTGTTGGATACGGCCTGCGTCGACTTCACCTACGGCGCTGGCCATCCGTAGGAGCAGTTCGTTCCGGGACATTTCGAGGCTGAATATCATCGCGGTCTGCCCGCGGCGTGCGCAGTCGAGTGCTACGGCTTGTGCGAAGAGGGATTTCCCGACGCCTGGGCGGGCTCCGATCACGTATATGCTGCTCGGTTTCCAGCCTGCGATGACCTTCGTGTACGACGGCCATGGGGTTGGTATGCCGGGTGGTTCTTCTAGTGATGCGAGGGCGTCGTATACGGCTTGTTCGAGTGTGGTGTCGGTGCTGTCGTTGGTGACGAGCGCGTCGAGGGTGCCGCGTGCCGTGTTGATCGCGTCGAGGACGCTGTCGGGGTCGGGGGTGGTGGTTTCGGCGAGGGTTTGAAGGTTCGCGCCGATGGCTCCGACGTGTCGGAGTAGCGCGGCGTCGCGGACTCGTTCGGCGTGCCATACGGCGGATGATCCGGTTGTGTAGTTGGTGGCGAGTTCGTGGAGTCGCGCCCGGCCGCCGACTCGCTGGAGGGCCCCGTCGAGTTCGAGTCGGTCGCCGACCGATACGGGGTTGATTGGTGCGTTTGCTGCGTGGAGGGCGACGATCGTTTCGAATACATGTTCGGCCCATAGTTCCGGGAATTGGGGTCCGGTGACGGTGTCGGTGATGTCGTCGATGTAGCGCGGGTTGGTGAGCATCCCGGAGATGACTTGTTCGGTGTGGCTGTTCATGGCTCCCCTACATGGTGTGCTCTGATCGTAGCACAATCTGGTGTGTTTGGTGGGTCGGGCGCCGGCCCCCAGCAGCGGCCGTCGGAGCACTGACCGAACCATGCCCCTAGAAGGCGCCTCAGGGGCGCAGTGACGGCCGCACAGCCCGATCCGGCATCCGAGTGCCCCCGAGCCCTGAACGCGCCTCTACGCGGCTTACAGAGCGTCCAGTGTGTCCGGTCATGACGCCCGGACCCGACCAGCCGAGACGAACGGGACGTGATCCCACTCGCTGACCTGCGGTTTCGCGTCAATCTCGTCAGCCCAGCATTGGGCGTTCAGCCACGACGACGGATGCTTCACGTACCTCGGGTCCCTAGCCGCCAGGGCAGGGAGCTGGGCGGTGAGCCCAGCCAGGATCGTCGCGGCGTCCACGCCAGGCAGCTTCAGCGCCGCCCCCCAGGCCTTCACGGCCTGACCCTTCGACACTCGACGCGGGTACAACCCCCAAAACTCCTCGAACCGGTCCGGGACCAGGGACGGGCGTCGTCGGGTGGCGCGGGCCGGGACGGCAGTGGCCGGGACGAGATCCGGGACGGGCAGCAGCGTCGGCCCTTCCGTGGCGTCGTCCGCCGCTGGCGGGTCCTCGGGTGGGGCAGGCGTCTGCGGGTCGATGTCGACGATCTCAGTCCCTCGCCGCGTCAGCGGTGAGGAAGTATTTGTATTTGTAGTTGTAGTTGTATTTGTAGTTACTACTACCACACTTTTTGGCGTCAGATTGCCACGCTCAGGGGTGTCAGATTGACACCCCTCCCCTGTCAGATTGACACCCCTACCCCTGTCAGATTGACACCCCTCTGGACCGGGGGGGGTGTCAGATTGACACCCCTCTGGACCGGGGGGGGTGTCAGATTGACACCCCCCGCTGGTGGTGATGACGTACCGATTCGACATCCCCGGCCGCGACTCACGGACCAGCAGGCCCGCCTCACACAGACGCGTCAGGCACCTCCGGACCGTCGACTCCGACAGCCGCGTCTTCCGCTCCAGGACCCCCACAGACGGGCACTCATCGTCGGCCGCGTCCGCAAGCGCCAGGAGCACCAACAGATCGTTCCCAGCCGCGTCCGCGTGCCGCCACACCCACGACGACATGTACACGCTCACAACCCACCCCCAACGGCCCAAAACGACGTCTCCCACCCGCACCCACACGCGGGGCACACGTACACGCACACCGTCGTGTCCGGCCCTACACGGTCCATACGGTCCGGTATGACAGCGACCCGCCCGCAGCACGGGCACGTCTCGGAGATCCGACCCAAACTCGCGGACACGTGTTCGATATTTACTCCCGGAGTGTTCCGGTACAAACGTTTCACTGGTGGCTTCCTTCCAACGGCAAGAACGGCTGGTTTGGCGTGTTCGCAGCGGCGCACGCGGCGCAAATCGGTGGCGCATCACACCCAGGGACAAGGCACCGGTAGACAGTGGCGCCCCGCCGGGTGTCACACCAGCGGGGCGCCTCTACCGGACCGTCGCCTGCGGGCGGTCCGGGCGGGGTCATCCCGCGGTGTCCTCTACCATCTCAGGCTCGACGTCGGCACGCGCGGCCTCGCGGCGGGAACGTTCCCACCTGAGCAGCTTCCCCGCCGTCGTCCAAGGATCCTCATTCTCAAGAACAGGGAGATCACTCGCGATAAGCGCCAACTCGTCAAAATCGGCGAGGCTACAACCATGCCCGGGTCTAGCAATCTGCATCCATCCGACGAACTCATCACCCACGTACAGGTATTGCTTCGCGATATGCCCAGGCCCGCCTTCGCAAATATCGATACCGGCAGCAATAAGGCGATGCATACGCTCCGGCGACAACTCTCGCGCCGACGGTCCAGGCTTCGCCTGTGGCTTCTCCCAGACAGCGTCGACTGTTATAGGAATTGGGTAATGGGCGTCGAGGATCATGTCCCGACGGACCGCTACGTAGCAGTCCGTCACGTAGCTGACTCCGTCGGAATCGAAACTCCAAATAGTGCTACCCAGAATCGAATCGGGATGTTCATGGCAGAACTCGACGCAACACGCGCAGCAATCCCTACGCGCGTCCTTCTCGAACCCGAAGATCTCCCCGGCTTTATGCTTCCTCATTCTGCTCCTCCTCTGTCTCCTCTAGCCGGGTACGCGCGAGCTGGTCCGCGTCGGACCGCAACGCGTCAACAATCCGCGACGCCTCACGCTTCGTGAGATCGTTCGTCGACTCCACCACCCGACCAGTGACCTGAGACATGTAATCCAACCGCGCCGTGCGACCCTCCAAAGTCCGCGCGTCAGTAGTGAAACCGGCGTCGCCGAACATCACGAACAGCGCCCGCCGCTGCGCGTCGGTGATCATCTCGCCAGTCTCGACCGTCTCACCCACGACAACCTCCGGATCCTCCACAGCCGTTGTCGGGTTGGCCCGTTCACGCAACACAGCCATGCCGGCGCGCGGAGCAGGGGCAGGGTTATCCGCTTGCCCCATCTCCTCATCCGAACGTATCCCTGCAAGACCATGCGGATACGCCATACGCCAAGCCAAAGCCTCAGCACACTTCGCCAGCTGGCCAGCCGGCCGCTGCGCCCACATCGACGTCAACGAATTGTCTTTCTTCGTCTGCGCATACTCATCGAACATCGCCACCGCCACGAACGGGTGCCCATTCCGGACGATCACCGCCCGCGCAGCGATAGGCATACCCCAGCCCTTAGACCAAGCTGGAATCCACCTGCCATCGTTGTTCAACCATTCATGCCCAGGAACCTCGATATGTTCGCCGCGCCTATCAGCTTCCCGATGCCCGATAAGGCGGAAACCGTCGATTCCCGTCTGGATTGTGTATTTCTTCCCCCACGCCTCAACCCCATCCGGGCGGCGAATACGGGATGGCCGGCCGATCATGTGGATCTGCTTAGCGAACGGATCGAGTCCGGTGCGGCGGCACTCGTGAAAGAAAATCTCAAGATCCTCCGGCGACGCCCCCTCAACGCCGATATGCCGCAACACGGCAACCTGAGCTGGGGTGAACGTTGTTTGATCGTCTTGGATAGCCAACGCGGACGGTGCTGCCTTGACGTGATCAGACATGCGGCTCATCTCCTAAATGAGTTTGAAAGCGACGCCACGGCCGGACGGCTGGCGGCGGACAACAGGGACGCCGTCAACGACGGCATATTGGGCACAGCCCATCACGTCACGGACAACAGCCTCAGCCGCGTCACGCCGCGCAAGCGCCGCATCGAACACGGCCCTAGCTTCCGCATAAGCGGCGAACTGGTCGCCAGTCAACACAGCCCGGACCCCCGGCTCGACATCACGATGCATCCGCTTCAAACACGCGATCGTCGCACGCGACCCGTCCACGGCAGGCGGGACGTCGCCAGCAAGCGACTCACGGAACGCGGTCGCCTCATCAATCAACCAACCGATCACGTCGTCATCACGCGGGACGACATACTCCGCGAACGCGAGCCGCTGACCGAGCATCGGCACATACGCGACCTGCGCGCCGGAACACGCCATCTGCCACTGCACCTGACATAGATACCCAGGCGGGATCTCGTCGGTGCCGGCCGTCCCGAACCCATCACCCGCGTCCGTTTTGGCCTCCACAACGGCAGGGTTGCCGTGGCCGTCGTCGTCGCAGTACATGTCCGGCCGGGCGCCTCCCCAGTCGCCGATCGTGTACCACGGCTGGACAGCCGTCACGGTCGCGTCAGGATGCTGGTCACGCCACCAAGCGAGGACCCCGCCCTCTAGGTAGTGGCCTCGGGACATGCCGTCGTTCTGCGGCTGGTCCGGGGCGAGTCCTTTCATGACGTGCCACAGCTCCCACGCGGACTGGTAGGAGGATAGGCCGACTATCGCGGCGACCTTGCTTGCAGTGATCAACTGGCGGTGGGGTGCGCTTCCCGGCGCCGGGCCGCCGGTCACGACGCGGCGCTCACCTTCGTGGAGTTCCGCCGTTCCCGCCGGGACGCGAGCCATCGCTCGCGGCGCAGCTCGTCCCGGTCCGTTTCGGACAGGCCTCCCCACACGCCGTGCTGCTGCTTGGTGGCTAGCGCCCACGACAGGCACACGGCCCGGACGGGACACGCTGCGCATACGGCTTTCGCTTCGGTGACGGCATCGTCGGTGTCGATGAAAAACAGTTCCGGGTCGTACCATTCGGAGCATGCGGCGCGGTCGCGCCAGGATTCGTCGGTGACGTCCGGGGCGAGCATGCTGGGTACGCCGACGTTTGGGCCCGCGAGTCGTCGTAGGCGTTCGTCTATTCTGGTCATGGTGGCCTTCCTCCTCAGGTGTGCTCTAATTGTAGCACTCGTGGGTGTGGATGCAATAGGTGGATCGTCACAGCCCACGCCGCGGATCGGCCGCTACGACACGCCGAACCCTCAACCACAACTCGACAGTCCAGCACGTGCACAACGTGCTCTCATCGTGATACACTCTCCACGGACGGTTTGTGGCGAACCCTCCAACGGGAAGTGCTCTCCTCGGTGTGAACGCGAGAAACCCCCGACCAAGACTTGGTCGGGGGTTTCTTACTGCTTACGCGTCACGCCGGATAAATCAACGCCATGAACGGCAGATCAAGATCGCGCGCCGCATACGCCGCACCCAACAAAGTCCACGGATTCCACGCCAACCGGCCATCCACGGCATACCGCACCTTCACGCCATCCCAAACCCATGTCGGCAACCGCAGCGACCGACTACCACGAGACGTCGTATCCACACCCTCCGGCATAGCACTGGGAAGATCTACCAGCCCCCGCGCATACGCGGCCCCTAGAAGCGTCCACGCATGCGACGCCGGCTGTCCAGCGTCGGCCCTGCATCGGATATTCACACCTTCCCAAACCGAGTCAGGGACACGGATAGACCTGCCCCTCGCGTCGTATTCGGTGGGCATCAACGCAAGCCTGTCGACGCCGGTAGCCAAAACCATTCCATCCCCATTCATGGTTGTGTGGCTCACCCCCGCGTGCCCAAACCCTAGCACTTGTTCTGACATTCGCGTGCTCACAGCGTGTCCAAGAACATGTGCGCATGCTGCGCGCTGCGTAGCAGGTAACGTGCCCGCTCACGCTGCTTCCACAAATGCAGAACCCTCACAGACCCGTCACTGTCCGGCCACGCGAGGACAGTCCCGCCCACCTCGTCGGTCCACACGTGCGACCCGTCACTGCCGGAACTGACGTGGCTGTACCCACGTCCCGGCATGCCGCGCGTGAGCGTGCCCATCACCGTCACGTGTCGGTCCGTGTCCCGGCCGCGTGTCCGCAGGAGCGTCCTCACCTGCCTGAAAATACCCATCCCGTGCCCCTATCACTCAACAAATGTTTGTGCTCTAATCGTAGCACGCACGGGTGTGGGGCGGTTCAGCCAAGATCACCAGGAACATCTACCGGCATGCCACCCTCCAACGCCACCTGACCAGCATCACGCAGCGGGTCCCGCTTCGCCCACGCAGCAACCGCCACCACAACCGCACCCAACAACACCCCCGTAGCCTCACCCACCCCCGTCGGCAACTCCAGCCCAAGCACCCCAGCCACACCCACAACCACCGTTGCCAACCCACCAGCCAACGCACCAGCCGTCACCTTCGGGCTCGTCGGAGTAGAAACCTTAGCCACAACATCACCTCACGAATCGGATCGCCACCGCACACCGCGACAGCACATGCCTACCATGACAGCATGCTTGAACTGCTGAAACGCTGCTGCCAACGTCTCGGGTATCGGGGGCAGTTCCTGCTGCTCGTCGGAACCGCCTACCTAGCGCAAGGCGTCGCCGCTTTCGAAACATGGAACCTAGCCCCCCACGATCTCGCCCCACCCGCCATCCGCGCCACCCTCTGGATCACCGCCGGAGCCATCGCCATCGCCACCGCGTGGCGGCCCGTACGCCACACAAACCCCGCCGGGTGGCTCGCCCTCTACGTCCCACCAGCCGCCTGGTCCGCGTCATACCTAATCGGATGGCTCGGACACTTAGCGCCCCGACTCCACCTCCCCTACGCCTACGACACCGGCCTCGCGAACGCCCTCGTGTGGGCGCTCGTCGTAGCAGCCATCATGGTGTGCGCCGACTGGCCAGAACCCCCAACACGCGCCACCACCGAAACACCCGGAGAGTGAACGGCATGGCCACCGACCTATCGACCCTCACCGCGGCCATCGCCTCCGTAGGCGTCGCTATCGCAGGAGTCATCGGCGCCCTCGTAACGTGGAGGAAAGCGTCCAGCGAACGCACCGTCTCCGAAGCCGCAATCGTCGACGACCGGATGCGGCACATGGACGAACGGATGGACAAAATGCAGGCACTCCTCGACAAGTTCCGCCGGAACGAACGAATCCTCGTCGACTACATTTACGGCCTGCAACGTCAAGTCATCGGCCTAGGCGGAAACCCACCACCCTGGCCACGCGCACTGAACGACACCGAGGAGCACACGTGAAAAACTGGGCAACGCTAGAAGCAGACATCGACCTGATCCTTCCTGGGAACCGGTGGACCACCGGCCGGCGAGGCCACCAGGTCGAGTTTCTCGTCGTCCACCACAACGCAGGCTCGCTTACCGCGCAGCAGATCCACGACCTATGGGTCACGCAGCGGACCGCGTCAGCGCACTACCAAGTCGACCGGCAGGGGGTCGTGTCACAGCATGTGTGGGACCGGGACGCCGCCTGGCATGCAAATAACGAGGACGCGAACCTCCGCAGCATCGGCATCGAACACGCCAACGGGTCCGGAGAAACAGGCCTCCTCACCGCGAAAACCCTAGAGGAAGGCGCCCACCTGGCCGCGGCCCTCTGCCACCACTACCAGCTCGGGCGTCCCGCGTGGGGCGGCAACATCCGGCCGCACAACATGTACTCGCAGACGCTATGCCCAGGGCCGCTCGGGACGGTACAACGCGACACCTACATGACCCGCGCCCGAGCCCACTACGATGCAATCAAGTCCGGGACGGCCGTCCCGGACTCGTCAACGAAAGGTTCAACCATGGTCGACAGGTTCCCCCTCACGTGGGAAGAAACAAAGTCCGCCGCCGCGAACGGCGCCGCAAGCGTCAAATACGGCACTGAAGGACAACCAGGGTTCTACACGTGGGGAAGCGCGTTCCCGGCCGTATACGACGCGGCCAAGCAGATCCCCGGCCTGGTCGCCGCGGTCCAAGCGTTGGCTACCGAAGTGACGCGCCTGTCTACCAGGCAGGCGTCCCTCGCTGCCGCAATTGAAACGCTCCGTGCCCTCGTCGTTGACGAGGCAGCATCCGACGACATCGACGTCGATGCGATCGTTGCTGCCGTGACCGAGGCTGGTGAGGCCGCCGCGGGGCGTGCCGTCGAAGTGCTCCGCGAGGCGCTCGACGGGGCAACCGTCACGCTCGACACGATCGACACAGCCGACACAGCCGACACGGCCAGCTGAACCACCCTCTTCGAACAGCGGGACGCCCCCACCAGTCACCGGTGGGGGCGTCCCCGTATGTCTCAGCTACACGTAGGCGCGGAACGTCACCCCATCCAACGACAAGAACACGTTCGACCCGGCGATCGCTTTCACCGTCCCGTCCGTGTCCACATCGACCCGGCCGTGCGCATCAACACTGCCAGCCGCCGACGCTACCGCGAACATTTGCCGTAGCTCCGGACGGAAACCCGCAGGGAGCGTGAAAATCGTCGCGGTCGCTCCACCCCCAGCATCCAACGTCCCCGACCTGACCACCCCACGCAACCGGACCACCGAAAACTCTTTCCGGTACGCGGCCGTCGTGAACGTAGCCCCCAAATTCAACCAACCGTTCTGGAAAGTCGGGACCCGCCAATAATCGGACGTTTCCCCAGTGATCGTCCGATATTGCGGCGTGTTCCCGACCCCGCTGCGGGCCACGATCGGAAGCCACGACTCCGGCAAGTCGAAATCCGCCGACGTACCAACAAGTTTCAGGTTCGACGTCGGCACCGACGTCCCCGACCCCGGCGCGGGCAGCTCCAAATACAGAACCTCCCATGCCGCCATCGGGATCAACCCGCCAGCGACCGTCGCGCCAGCCGACCCGCCATACCCAGGGACCACGGCCCCATCAGTCGGGACAAGCAACTCCCACCGTCCCGTACTCGACCACGTAGCGCCCCTCCCGAGGCCGTGGAGGACGATACTGTTCCGCCAACCGACACCGACCGACGTCGTCAACCACGTCGCGCCACCCGTCGCCATCACGTGCGCCGCAGCCCATGCCGTCGTCGAATACGCCGACGACGCGCCCGGCCCGGCAGCCCCAACCACGAGGACCCGCCGCCCGTACGTTTGGGTCCACACCCGCAAACCTGCTATCGGAGCGACCCCAGCGACCAGCCACTCCGGAGACACCCCCAACGGTTGCGAATCCCCGTCATACCTGATCCTGACCGGCCCCACCCCAGTGACAGTCGCCCAACGCCACGACGACGACGGCGCCACCAGAGGTTCGACCGGTGTCGCTGGTGACAGCGGGTCCCATCCCGTCGGCAGGAAAACCGTCATCACCCCACCACCTCCCGCAGCGTCGACGTACACAAACCAGTCGGGTCGAGAGGGACTTTCAAGTTTTGGACGGTCGTCAACATGTCAAACTCGACGTCATCCTGGACATACCGGAACTGGATAGCAGAGTTCACTGCCAGATCCGGAAGGTAGGCGTGGGAAACTTCAAGTTTGCTCGACACTGAACTCGCAGTCAACAATTTCCGGTCCGCGTACGCCTGCAAACTCGGCATCCCCGTCGCCTCCACCCCCTCCTCGAACTGCGTCACCCACCGGCCACGAGACGGATACGAAAACGGAGACGCAGGATCCATATTCGACGCCGTAGCGACCATCCCCTCCGCCGCCCCATCACCCTGACTGACAGCAACAACCCGGTTCGGCACCGCCCACGCGTCACGCTGCCGCGTCCACCCCGGCGCCATCAACGACCCCGCCCCCCGCGTAAACGGCGCCAACACCTCATATGCGGGGACCCGGTCCGCCGGTGCCCGATACTTCGTCACCCGGAACTGACCATGCCCATCAACCCACAAACTGAAATAGTTACCCGCGTCAAGAAGCTCATTCACGATCCGCAACTTCGTGGTACCCGGCTCGAAAACCAACGCATGCTGCAACGTTTCAGAGCCCGGTTCGATCGCAGACACCGACTCACCAACCGACTGGATCAACGCCACCACCAACGCGACAACATTCGACCCCGCCGCTGCCGTATACGCAGTCGCGTTCCCCCCAGCATCCGTCGGAGTGTCCTGATCCAACAAGACAGCCTTATCGAGCAGATCGATATCCCACCGGCGCCCCTCATCTGACCACACCTCATCCGGGGAGGCAGTCAAATACACACCCAACGGAACCTCCCGCCTATCCGGAGTCGTAGCCGACGACAACACCGCCACCGGACGGATACGGGACGTCACCCAATCAGTACGGACCCACCCAGGGTCAACCACCGGCAACGTCCCCGACGACTTAATCGACGCCTGAGCCGACCACGACAACTCGCCACCATACGGGGCCGTCTGCAACACCCCTTGCAGGTTCTCCCACCGATCCAGTACTTCGAACCGGAACGCGAGAACACGGTTCCCGCCAAGCAACGCATCCTTACCAGCCGACGCCGGAACAACCCGCAACCCATCCGGCAACACCAGAGGCACGTCACACCCCCGGCGTGACGATCGGCCCGGACGTCAACCACACCGACTCGCCAGCCGCCGCCCACGGGTCCGTCACATCCACCTGAGTCAACGTGAACGACACCTTCGCGTGACCGATAAGCCCATGATCGACCGTCACATTCGACAACATCCCGAACAGCCTCCGGCCGTGGAAATCGCGGTATGCGACGACCGCAGCCGACAAACCCATATCCTCCCAATCACGCGGTGGGGAATCATACGTGCACGGCACGTCACCGGCCGGGTCACACGGATCCGCGTACCGCAACGCCCCAGCCACCGACAGCTCATACGAAGTGTTGTCCCCCATCAGCAGAACCGGCCGGGACCGGCCCGCGAAATGCTGCGCCCGCCGTGTCCTACCCGTACCCGTACTGATCTCCGGGTCGCCACGGAACCGTAACACCCGATCAAACCCCGGCCCCCACGACACGAACACCCACAGCCCATTCCCGGCACCCCACGGTGTAGGACCGTCCAGGCCATTCACCGTCACCGTCACCGTCCGCCACGAAGGGGCAGCCGACCACACCGTCACCCGGTACTCGTTCGGGCCAGTCGTCGACGGAAGCGTGTCCACGAACGTTGTCTGCACCGGCAGACCGGCCGCGACCGTCACCCACGCACCCGACCCGACCCGCCGCTCCAAAACCGCGTGAGTGATCGCCACCTCCCCAACACCAGGGGCGAGCGCATCCAAATCCAACACAACCGTGCCCGTACACAGGTCATATGATCCGGTGACGACCGGCTCGGCAGGGAGCGGCAGATCGACAAGAGTCGTCTGGGTGGCCCACCCCGACCACAACCCCGCAGACGACCGGACCCGTATCTCGACCCGATAGTGCGCACCGTCCTCGATCGGGTACGCGAACGTCGTAGACGAATCCGCCGGCCCGAACCCAGACCGTTCCTCCACAACCACATTCGGAGACATCGGGTCCGACCCGAGAGCCGCCAACAGGCGCGCCTCCCACGCGGCCTGCGGAGACGCCTGCGCCTGACTGTACGTCCACGACGCCGTCAACGGCACCGCGAGCTGTGTCGCGCCCGGGGCCGTGATCGTGACCGTCGGAGTCGCAGACGCGATGACCGTAGCCGACGCCGACCATGCCCCCACGCCAGCCGACGTGACACCAACCGTCCTGGCCTGCCATTGATACGTCGTCCCGTTCGTGAACGTCCCCGGCGGGACCGTATGCGACGACACCGCAGACGTGACCGCACCAGACGACGTCCACGACGCGCCCCCATCAGACGACCAACGCACCTCATACGCAGACTGGGCGGCCCCATCCCCGGCATGATTATGCGTCCACGTCAAAACGATCGGGAGAGCACCATCACGTGCAATACCAGTCGGAGACAACCCAGTAGGGGCCAGCGGAGGAAACGCGTTCCCGACCGTCGGGAAAGACACCCACGTCGACGCTACGCTCCCATCCGGGGCGTCGATCTTGATCCGATACTCCACCACCCCAGGGCCAGGGAGCGTCGCAATATACGACGACGACGCGTCCGCCATCGCAGCCTGCTCAACAACCCACGCCCCACCACCAACGCGATACTCGATCCGGTATTTCGCGCCAACACTCGGGTAATGGTTCCGCGTCCACGCCAACGTCACCGTCGACCCGCCCGGAGACCGCGACACCGACAACCCAGACGGTGCCGCCGGAGTCATATAGATGAAATTCGATATCGCCAACGGAGACGTCGAGAACTGACCATTAGCGCCGACCGCCGCCCGATACACAATGTTCGGGCCCGCATTCGTCTGCGAATACGACGCGACCGCAGGCCCCACCGTCGACCGTTTCAAGTAATGCCCCGAGTCCGGTCCCGGATCCCACACCCACGACCCGCCCGACTTCACATACGCCTGCAAATACACATCCTGGGACGTGTACGGCGCGAGCGGTGTCGACTGTGGCGTCCACGTCAAACCCCACGTCGTGTCATCGACCCGCGCCAACGTCACACCAGTTGGCGCAGAAACTGGCGACCCCGGCCGTGGCGGGATCGTCAACGTCACCGTCAACGACGGAGACGAACCGTTATAGGCGCCACCAACCGTCACCATGAACGACGTCGACCCCGGAGACGTATTGAACGACCCCGGCGGATAGTTGTACGTGTACTGCATCGTCGACCGGTAACGAAGAACCCCGCCACCATCAGTGTTGTTGTAGTTCGTTACGCCCGTCACGTTCCCGCTATACGTGAGGAACTGCATATCGTTGTACAAGTATTGGTTGATCGTGTACACGTCATACGTGAACGTCACCGACGCGGAACCATTCGTGACCGTCGACACCGAATAGTCGACAGCGACCTGCATCCCGTTACCACCCGCATACGACCATGCGGAATACACCATCGCCATCGTCAAACTCCCGTCATCAAACCGTCACAAAACCGGAACGTGCGACCTGACGTTCCCGCGCCCGCACACCACCAAGCATGTCCACGAACTCCGCCACCGTGCCCATCCGCGCCAAGTCGTCCACGCTCACCGTCACGTAAACATTCGTCACCCCACCCCCGCCGCTAACCGCAGCAAGCGCCCCGCCCGCCACCCCGCCAGCACGGACAGGACCCACGCCAGGCACCCCAAACGACCCCGACAAACCACCAAGCGCGGCCGACGTCAACCGCCCCGCAGCAGCACCCACACTGCCCACCCGATCCAACAAACCCAACTCAAGACCCTCACCCGTCTCCCGCCCCAAACCGCGCGTCACCCGCGACGGAGACTCAATCCCCAACAACTTCTTGATCGGTCCAGGAATCGCGTCAGCAATAGCAGCAGCAGCCGACCGGACCGTCCCGATCGCCCCCCGAATACCATCCGCGACACCGCCCACGATCGACGACCCAATAGACGACATCTTCTCCACAATCGCCGAAAACGCGCCCTTAATCCCCTCACCCACCGCCGACGCCGCACCCCGGGCCGCACCAATCGCACCCGAAATAGCAGAAACAACAGCGTTCATCGCCGACTGCGCAATACCACCCAACGTCCCAAGAACCGACTGCACCACCGACCGGACCGCGTTAAACCCATCCGAAACCACCGACTGGACACGCGAAATCGCCGAGGAGATGACCGACACCACGGCATTCCACGCCGAGGAGACGGCCGAGGAGACGGCCGACATCACCGAGGTGACGATCGATCGCACAGCGTTGAACCCGGCAGTCACGACGGAGGCTACTCGTGACATCGCCGAGGAGATCGCCGAGGTAATGGTGTTCCACGCCGAGCTGACCGCTGAGCCGATCGCCGACATCACCGACGTCACGACCGAGCGGACGGCGTTCCACCCGGAAGAGACGACCGAGGAGATCGCCGACATCGCCGAACCGACCGCGGAGGTGATCGCCGACCAGGCCGACGACACCGCCGAGGTGATCGCACCCCAGACCGAGGACATGACCGAGGCCACCGCGGACATCGCCGAGGACACGATCGACGACAACATCGTGAACCCCGCCCGAACCCCATTCACGATCGCATTCACGGCAGGCTGTACCGCATTCGTCCACAACGCCAACGCCAACGTCAACACGATCGCCAACGCCCACCGCCACGGCAACGAGATCGCGTCCAGCAGGCGCACGCCCATCGCGACGACCCCGGCGACGAACCCTGCGATGGCCGATGCGACCCCCGACACGAACCCGGTCACCGCCGACCAGGCCGAAGCCACCCCCGAGGTGATCCCGGACCACATCGACGAGGCAGCCGAGGTGATCCCGCTCCACGCCGACGAGGCAGCCGAGGTGATCGAAGCCCACACCCCCGACAGGAACCCCGTGATCGCCCCCCACACCGAGGCCGTCGCGGCCTGGACCGACGCCCACCCGGCCGAGATGACGGAGGAGATCGTGTCCCAGTTCAGCGCGATCAGGACGCCGAGGGCGACGACAGCAGCAGCGATCCACGCGATCGGTCCGAGACCGATAAACCACGCCGCGGCCATCCGGATTCCAGCCGCGGTCGCCTGTACACCCATCAGCACCCACCCGGCGGCGACCTTCGCGGCGTTCGCCACCGCGGCGGCGCCCATGATCACCCACCCGGCGACGACCTGAGCGGCCGTGCGCTGCGCCGCCGCACCGGCAACCGTCTGCCCCGCCGCGACCATGACCCACGCCGCGGCCGAACGGACCGCCGCAGCCACTGCCTGCCCGGCCGCTACCACCATGACCGTGCCCATGTACGTTGCCACCAGGCCGAGGGAGACCAGCAGGATCTGCAAAGCCACGTCGTTCTGCTGGAAGAACCCGACCAGGCCGCCGAGTGCGCCGGCTAGCGCCGACACCACCCCCACCGCTGCTGTCAGACCTTCCCCCAGCGCCGTACCCAAAGTCTGAGCCGCCGGGGCCAGCGAATCGAGTTTCTCCGTGATGTCCGCGAACAGGCCCGGCATCTTCTCGAACGCCGATCCGAGGAACGCCGCGCCGAGACGGCCGAGGGCGGCGCCCACGTTCTTCAACGCACCCTCAAACGTCTTCCCAGACGTGAGCGCCGCCCCACCCATCCCCTTTTCCATCGCGGCCGCGAAATCCGCGAAAGAAACCTTCCCATCCGAAACCATCTTCGACACCTCAGCCGAAGTCAGCCCGTAATGATCAGCGAGGAGCTGCAACACGGGAATACCACGTTCCATCATCTGGAACATGTCGTCGCCCTGTAGTTTCCCCTTCGCGGCGACCTGACCCCAGATCATCCCCATATCTTTGAGGTCAGTCCCGGCGATGGTGGCCGTGTCACCGACCAGCCCGAGGACCCGCTGCAAATCCTGGCCGGGTTTGATCCCAGCCGCGACCATGATCGCTGCCAGCGACGCCGCGTCACCCATCCCGAACGCGGTGCCTTTCACCGACGCCAGGGCGGCGCTCATGATCGTCTCGACAGTGCCCGCGTCATGTCCGAGACCGGTCAGTTTCGCGCGGGCGTTATCGATCGCGGTCAGCCGTTGGAAACCCTGCACCAGCGACAGCGACAACACGCCAGCAACCGCTGCACCGGTGACCTGGGCGCCCTTGACCAGTGCCCCGCCGATGGCCGCGTTGGCCGATGCTCCGAATCCCTCGCCGATCCTCTTGGATTCTTTTCCGAGGGCGTCATGGAACTTCGCGGCGTCCGCGATGATCTCGATGATCGCCTGCCCAATGGTCCTACCGGCCATGAGCTACCCCCTTCAGGGTGCCCCGGCCTTACCTGCCAGCAAGCTAGAAACTGTCCGCTTATCCATGCCAGAGTATCCGCCCTCGTCTTATTTCCCGAGGGAAGCCTTCAATGCTGCGAACGACTTGTTCTCAGCGTCCGGGGACCACGGCCCACGGTCGACGACAACACCGGGCGGCGGCATCCACAAGCGCGCCTCGAACTTCCGCAGATCAGCCTCAGACTCGGCACCCTCAGTCGCCCAATACTGCACAAGATGCACAAAACGTGACACAGGCATATCGCCCGCGTCGACCCCACGCGCTCCAGCCCACCCATCGAACCGTGCCCAATGCTGGTCCGCGAGGAGCAGGAGCCGCAGAGTCACCCAGTAGGGTCCGGTGTTTCCACCGACATTGTCTTCTCGATCAGGTCTGTAATCGTTTCCAGGTCAATATCGTCAACCGGGTCGATGAGACGTTCCATGATCTGTGCGCCGTCGTCGGGACCGAACGCGTCGAACAGCCAGTCGCGGATAGCGACGACCATCCCGTCAGGATCTTTCCCGGCGTTCTTACCGGCCCGCGCGATCTGCATCGACGCGAGAGACTTCGGGGCCAAGAAATTGTCGTACACGACACCAGCGAGTTTTATCCGCCGAGTCTTCCGTGGTTTCGCTGGGATCACCAGCATGTACTCGTCCCCATCAGGGAGTCCATCACCGACAGTCTGCCTATCGAATAGGCCGTCGATACCCTGCCGTAGGTCGTGCCTTGGTCGCATGAACGCGCTTCCCGTATCCGTCATACCCCAAGAATGTCACAGATAGTCGTCGAGCCTCATCGCCGCAGCCGCTTTTTCCATGAACCGTGCCGCCGTTACTCCACGGACCCGTTTAGCGAAAACGAACGTGTTGCTGCCTTTCGGTTTGAACACGAGCCGCTGCGCCCGGACCGGGCCGTGCGCGGAGGTCCCATCGTTTTGGTACGACGCGTACGGTGTGTTCACCGACACTGAATAGGCCGTGACTGTGCCGGTCGATTTGAGCGGGCGGATGCTGATGTTCGACCGCATCCGCCCGGTGTCGACCCGCCCGGCTGACGTGATACCGGACCGGACTTTCTCCCGGCATGCTGCGGCGCCTTTTTTCGCGGACGCGTCCGTGTATTCGCGGAGCATCAGGTTGATCATGCCCCGGTCCAGGACGATCCGTGTCCTAGTCCTCGCCACCGTAAGGCTCAACCGGAGGGTTAGGGTCAGGCGCTTCGAACAACACCCCAACCCTCAAGTAATGCTCGACCCTGCTGGTGCGTTGCACCTGCCGCACCTGACCCGGCACCCCATACGGCGACCGCACCACACACAACACCCAAACCATCACAGCCCTCGATCCACGCAACCACACACCGGCAACCACACATCGAACGTCCACTCCCCACCAGCGCAACCACCCTCAGGCCCCAACGGCACCCACGCCAGCGACCGCGGCCGCGTCACCGGCGCACAACACAACAAGCCACGCGCCACCGCCGCCATATCCGCAAGGACCTGCACAGCACTCCCCGTCACATCACCCGCCGCGGGGGAACGCCCCCGAGCATCCACCGACGGTGTGCACCGCAACACCCCAACACCGACCGTCACACCCCACCCGACCACCGCACACGAACCGTCCGCGCCGGGACGCGCACCCAACTCGGCAGACACATCCGCCGCCGACACGACCCGCACCCACAGCTGCCCATCACAACACGCATCCCACGCCACCTCACCACCAGGCGCTATCAACACCCGCCCCGGCGCCGGATCCAACTCCGCCTCCACGCACCCCAAAACCTCCCCAAGAAGATCCGGCAAGCCCTGGATCATCCCGTCACCCGCCACCCGCGACGCACCGGCCGGCACCACACGTCAGGCGACAGGACCGAACCGCCAGACGGCGCCTGCGTCACCGACGACACCCACGAGTCGATCAACCAAATACCGGTCCGGCCGTCCGCGAGATCCGCGAACTGGTCCATCACCGCGACACTCACCCCTTGCCGTGTGATCGCTGTGAGCCGCTGCGGCAGCTGGCAGTCGTCAGGGCATTCGACCGCGAGGGACAACTCCCACGCGAGGACACCCACCGCGATCTGACCACCGACAGGGACCGGTATACCCCGCCCGTAATCGACCGCCAAACCGTCATGCGGCCAACTAGTACCGTCGACCCGGGCCAAGACACCACCCGGCGAAACGTGCCAATCCTCGTCCAAGAGCGGCACCCCACCGACACGGACCTCCGTCACCTCAGCAACCGGCCCCGGCAGGACAACACCGCCAGCAACGGCAGGTGGGCACACGCACGGGTCCCGCCAGCACCCACACGACACGTTCGTCACCACCCCACCCAGCAGCACAGGCTGCCACGGCGACCCTCCACGACCACCCGCCACGCCGCCCGTACCGCGCCCCACATACGTCGACCCGCCAATGTCGCAACCGCAGACCGCAACGTCATGCGCCAACTCGACCGTCACAGGACAAACCCCGAACCGGCGGCCGGTCCACGCCCACAACATGTCCGTAGCCATCGCCAGCATCGCCGCAGTCCGTTCGGCACGGACCGGGTCAAGCTCGCGGCACGCCTCCGGCCAGACGACCGGCCACACACACGGACCAGCCATCCGGCCCACCCTCTCTCAGTCAGAAACCCTTACGGGCCGACAGCAGGCATCGGCTGCAACGTTCCAGGCGCCGACGGCGGCGGAGCCAGGGCCGTGTCGATCATCAGTAGGTGATCCATCGGGTCCAACGCGGTCGGCAGCGGAGCCGCAACCGCTGGCGGGGTCGTCGGATCCATCAACACGTCGTAAGGGCCGACACCCCACGCGTTCCCACCCTTCGTGAACGCCCCCGTCATCGAAAACGAGACAGCATTCTCCGAGCCGACCTCAAGGTCACCAAGGACACCAGCCTGGATGAACGGCAACAGCAGGTAACCGCCAGCATCAGTAGCGCCCTCCGCGCACGCCTGACCGGACAAGCCAGTCCACAACTCCAACGCGAAAGCCTTATCGATCGCACCCTCAGGGACAGTGAAACCGGCCAGATCGTTAGCCCAGTCGTCGTATCCCTCAGCGTTCGTCATGAACGTGATCAGCGCCGGATCGACCCCACAAAACTCGACCTCAAGACTGAAATTCTTGAAACTGTTCGCGGTGCGTTCGTTCACGCACAACGAACCGTCGGCGCGGCGGGTGATGATCTCCGTACCATCCTCGACCTCCGACGTCAGGTTCAAGGTGATGAAACCGTTCGTCACCACAAACGAGTCAGCGGTCCCCGGCGCGGGGACCCGACCGCAAACGTCGAGGCGGGTAACGCGGAGACGCTTACCCAAGACTGGTGTGAAAACGTGCGTGGGCATGGCCCCTCCTACGGGATAGTCGCGGCCGAAACACCGCAAGTGTCGAAACCGAGCAGATACGAACGTTCAGCGACCGCATACAGGTCGTTTTGGCGCGGGTCGAACAAATCCGCCCCCGTGGCGGACGGCGTGAACACTTCCGACCGCCACCCGAAAACAGGCGCCGACCCGATGACGCGACCCTCGTCGGGGTATCCCGCACCGGCCACGACGGGTGTCCCCAGCTTCGTGCGGATACGACCCCCGGAGGTTTCCGCGACGCTCTCGGCGAGCATCCGCAACGCGATATTCCGGGGCGCGTGGATCATCCCGAGAGACCCGTATTCCTGCCCCATATACAGTTCCAGTTCAGCGACGGCCGCCCTCAAATCGGCGCCGGTGACCGTCGCACCGGCACCGGCAGCGGTAACCTCCGCCGTCAAATTTGGTGTGTTGTCGAGGTCCCCCAACCACAACGCCTGCTCCACCCTCGCCTCCTCGCGTGCGAGGAGCTGGACGCGCGCCAACTCCTCCGCACGCTCCGGAGACGCGGACACTGGCGAACACGCCCACACCCCATACACGAGGAACGGCGACGCGGAACCCGCGCCAGAAGTGAATGCCAAATCCTTCGGCAACCCGACCGTCGCCTCCCGCGGGTCGCAGTCGACATCCCCGACGCCACGCGCCGGGTCGCACGTACCCGCCTCCCAACGGACCCCGTTCAACCAACGGACCCCGTTCTCGGGCCGGAACTGGACAACCGAAAACAGCCCATACGGCAACGGCTGCCGTGCCGGGATCTCCACCAACGGTGCTGGCGCGAATGCCATCCCTAAACCTCCTCAAACATGGTGAGGCCCCGGCCCCTGCCCCCGGGAAGAAAGGCAGGGACCGGGTCCGGATCAGGGAGTAACAACGACGGCGGTACCGTCGCAGTCGATGTCGACACCGGCACCGACCGCGCCAGACGCGCACAGCGGGACCGTCACCACACGCGAGTCGGGGCAACGCTGAGCCACCAACCAGCCCTCCTCAGAGAACAAAGCCAAATAGTCGTTCTGGCCGAGGAGGACACTGTCGTAGACCGTGTCGAGGGTGATGATGTCCGTGCCGCCACGAACCCACGTGCCAGCCCCGTACAGGAGGAACCGGACGCTCGCGGGCCACTCAAGGAACGCGTTAGCGGCACCCGTCAGCGGGTCCAGACCGTACACGTACTGCGGCGCCACCCCAAGATTGCGGAACCAAGCGTCGATCCGGGCGTCAGGGATAGAGATCAGATCGACACCCAACCGTCGGGCCATGTCGGACCGGATCACGCCACGCACCCAGAACGGCAACACGATCTCAAGCGACTCGGCACGCCCCATCCGGTGCGTATACCGGTAATGCTCCACCTGCTGCTCGATCGAGTCGAGCAGCGGGGCAGCCGCACCGACACGCGCCGGATACGTCACCGCAGTCGACCCAGAAATCACCGACGCCAGGACGTTCGCGGACATCTTGTGGTCGTGGGCGATCAGGGCACGCCGGATCGTTGACGCCACCAGCTCCGGGAACCCGCGCAGCTGCAGCAGGCCACCAGTGAGGCACAGGCCCGAAACAGCCAGCCGAACCTCATCAAACTCCGGGCAGGGGATCCGGTAGCAGGGCTTGTCACCAACAGTGGCGGCGCCACCCGCACCGACCGCGTACTCCCCAGCAATATCGTTCGCCTCAGTGAACGAAAAACCCGTCCCCGCATAGATCGTGGAGAAATCGATCCCCTGCGTGAACTGCAAACCGCCACGCCTCACACCAACCGTCGGGAGACCGAACAAACCCTCCCGCGATTCGCGTTCACACCCGAGGGTGTAATCCACCTCGGACGGGGCGCACCAACCGCCAGCAGCAGTCAGGCTGCCACCCGGAAGGGACCTCTCGTCCGCGGCCCGATCCATCACCGCCATGACCTCGTTCGGGTCCGCCGACGCGACCATATGGTCCTCAGCGATCGGCTTACGGACAGTCAGCAGACCGTTCCGTTGCGACACGTGCCGGCCCGCACTCGCGGCCGCCGACAGTTGCGACTCCGGGAACGCCTGCAGGCGACGCTCGAAAATCTCCGCCGCGTCAGCCCAGTCGATACCCGTACCGGCCGCGAAACCACTCCCATCGCCAGCAGCGAGGAGCACATCCCGCACGCCACCAGTCGGTGCCTGAACATGCGTCGCGGACCGGCGCGGAAGCGCGCCGAGGTTCACGCGGATAGCCGGGCGGGTCGCCGCGGCGGCCGCCGCGAGAGCCTCAACCGGCGCCTCAGCGTCAACGTCGGGCGCGTCTACCGGGACGTCTCCGCCACCATCGGGCGTGTCTCCGTCGCCACCGTCGGGGGTATCTTCCCCACCGTCTCCACCCTCGCCCGAACCGGTAGGAGGGTTCACCCGCGCCGCCAGGGCAGCCGCAGCAGCCTCACGCTCAGCCGCAGCTTCCGCACGACTAGCACCCTCACTCGCGAGCGCCTCGATACCTTCAGTGAGAGCCGTCAAAGCCTCCACGTCATCCGCGGACAGGCCGGCCCCGTCGCCATACACGCTATTGAAAGACTCCACAGCGCGCCCATGCAGCGCAGCCAAATCCTCATCAGAAAGAGTGGTCAGATCTTCCGGGATCACCAGCTCCGCAACGTCCTGCACATCACTGGTGCCGGTCGCGTTCTTTTCCGTCATCGGGTTTCCCTCCGTCTCGGAGAGCCCGGCCCTGCTGCCAGCGACACCTACGTAATACGCCCAGGATACACACACCAGGCACAGTCAGGGCAGAAGAAACCCCCGGCCCTATAGGGGGCGGGCCGGGGGTTTCCGGGGGGGTCAGGGGGTGACCCTGTGGGGTGACTCCTATCCTACCGGACACCCGCCGCTTGTCTAGACAGGCCCTCCACCCACCGCCCAAGATCCTCAACCAACTCCCACCCGGGGCGGTCAATGTGAGGCACCACCAGACCGATATCTGGCAGCCCAGGAGTCGGTGCAGCGACCACACCGGACGCTAAATACGCGGCCGCGACAGCCACCGTCACGGCAGGGAACACGACACTGAACGACATCTCCGGAAGCGACCCGACCGGGAACAACCGGGCACCCCACTGCCGTTTCCGGCCCCGCCCCTTATCCCAAATCCACACCAACGGGACAGGCGCACCCTCCGACGTGACCGAATCACAAAGAATGTGGACAACAATCCCGCCCGCAAGAATTAAAGGGAACCAAGAAACCGCGCCAGGCGACGCCAACAACCACAACGCTAAACCGACAGCAGCCGGAAGATTCACTACCGCATTACCGAAAGGGCCACCCGCCATCCGCAACGCGACACCGAACGGCAACGCCAAACACACCAACGCGACGAACCCGAACGACCAATGCAACCCCTCCAACCATCCCATCCCACCAATCAACAGGGACGTCCACACCACCGTCACTACCGGGGCAACCACAACGTCATGAGTCGACTCCCGATGCCCACCCGACGCCCTACCTACCAGCCACGCCATCCCCTGCGTAACCGGCCCCCACACCCGCGACGGGTGAGCGTTCGGGTGATCAAAATCGGGGAGCATCCCACCAGCCACCCACCCGGCCACCCAGAGAACCGGGTGCGGGGCCGGGTCGGCTAGCGCGGCCAGCGGGGCGGTGACGGTCGCGGCGAGTACACCAGCGAGGGCGTGCCGTGTGCCCATCATGAGAGGCACCCAGTGGGGGTTGTGGCTGGGTCGGACCCGGCAGTCGGGTCCGACATGACGGTCGAGTAGACGTCTAGGGTGTCTCGCTTATTTGACGTGGACTTGACATGTTCAGTAGGATCGCCCACAGGAACTTCGTTCCGGCCGGGCGGACTGGTGAACGCGGTCGGTGAACACTCCCGAATGAACGCGGAACGAACCTTGGATGCCAGCCCAACCGACACGCTGGTCGCGTCCGCCAACTCCCGCACCGTTGGCACGACACCTGCTGGGAGACTGTCGAGATAGGCACGGACGGTGTCGCTTTTCGACGGCGGGCGCGGCACGTCCGGGGCCGGTTCGGGGGCCGGAATAGTCGGCGCTGGCAGTGCAGGTCCCGGTCCGTGGTGGACACCCGGAGCAGGGGGTGTCCCGGCACGGCCCACCGATCTGTACGGGATCCGGTCTTGGTTGTGGACCCATTTGTCGATGGCCTCAATGTCTGCGTCGGTCCACTGCGCGAACCTGACCTTGACGGGGATGTCGGAGCCGATCTTCACGTAGCCGGTCCCTTCGGCGCCGCGGAGGGGGATCTTGTGTGGCGCCGCGCCGTGTTCGAGGGCGTCTTCTAGGGACATGGTTGTTTGTGTCTGGGATGTGGTGCGTAGGCAGACGACTTGCGTGAACATTTCCCGTAATGCCCGCAAGTATTCTTTCTGCGCGAGTTGCGCGGCGCCGATCACAACAAACCCGATCGCGCGGCCCTTCGAAAGCAGTTCGAGGAGCAGGTTCGACACTTCCGTTTTGTCTTTCGCGTTCGCTTGCAACATGATCAGCGACAAGTATTCGTCGATCAGTAGAACCACCATGGGGTCCCCAGGGGATGGTACGAACTTCCGGACCCGCTCCCTTTTCAACCGGTCCGCGCGTTCCCTCATCTGCCCTACCAGGTCGCGGAGCATGTCCCGCAGTTCGCTGGGTGTGCCGTCGCCCATCCGGTGGAAGAGATGTTCGCCGTACGTGAATTCCATGCCGCCTTTTGGGTCCATTCCCCACAGTTGGACGAGGCCGTCTGGGATGCCTGGTGCGAGGGCCGCGATGATCGACCAGAGGACGGAGCCCTTCCCGGAGCCCGTCGCGCCGAACGCGAAAGTGTGGTTGTACAGGACACCCAAATGCATGGGTTGGCCGGTGGCGTCGCGTGCGATCTGGACTCGTTCCAGGTCGGTCGGGAATTGTTTTGGGAACGTGTCCCGCCACGCCGTGAGGCCGTCCGTCGCGGCCACACCAAACGAAATGATCACGTGTTCACTGTCGATGGTAATCGACGGTTCGGGACGCCCGAGAGCCTTCCCGACACTCTCCGCGGCCCGCCCCCACCTTTCCTCGCGGTCCCTCCACGGCAACGATTCCACGCGCAGGATCGGCGCTTGCGGAGTGCCAGAAACCGCAGCGATACGCGGCAACCGGACAGTGCTCCGCCCACGCCGATACGTCAGATCGGGGGTCAAATCCGGCGTGATATGCCCCTCCCATGCGGCTCTGATCCGGGCCGCTTCGGCTAGCATGACCGCTCCAGCCGCGCACCGCGCCCGGAGCCGCGGATGCCCCAACATGACGGCCGCGAACATTACCGGCGGCACGAAACCGGCGACGCTTTGCCCATGCTGGGCGCCCGCGATAGCGAGCCACACTCCGGCGCCACCGGCGAGGAGAGCCCACGGCGCCCACCACGAGGAGCTGACCCGGTACATCGCCCC